AGGAGAGGGGCAGGAGTGCGGAAGCACTGTCAAGTGCCTGCCTCTCTCCACGAGGAGGTAGAGTATGCGTTATGTTGCATTCGATCCAGGCGGGTCGACAGGGTTCTGCGAAGCGATAGCGACTCTTAGTGATCGCACCTTTCAGGTGGTGAAAAGCTGTACGATCGATTGGTCTGACCGATTCAAGGTCGGAGATCTTCTACAGGGCACCGATGAAGCGCCACTACCTGACGCTGTGATCGTGGAGTCGTTTCGTCTCTATCAGCACAGAGCCAAAGAACAGATCGGCTCAGACTTTCCTTCGAGCCAGGTCATTGGTATGATCGAGATGATCGCGTGGCAGATGGGTATACTCAACAAAGTCGTGTACCAACCTGCAAGTAGCATATCACGAGTACAAGTACTTCCGGAGCACAAACCTAGTGTTGTAGCTTCGGAACATGCTCGAGACGCATATCGTCATCTTCGTTATTACATCCTTACCAGCAAACTAGACTAAACGAGGACAATATGAATACTGCTACGGCGGCCGTTGTTATGGCGGCCTGTTTTTTAGTTTCCAACCTTCTATGTCTCTATCTTGGTTTCAAGATAGGACAATTAGCACAGCTAGCACAGTACCTGATGGAGAAAGCTGGTCAGAAGTTTACGGATCAAGACATTGTAAACATTATGGCCGTATTAGCATCTGAGGATGTCGTATGACACCTGCACCTAAGCAGCCGTACGAGTTTCAGCTGGAGAATATCGAAGCAGGATCAAAGCGTCACATACTGATAGCTGACGATTGTGGTCTTGGTAAGACACTCAGCGCAGTTGAAATCGGTAAGGCCATTCGTGCTAGACAGATGAAAGGAGTCTCATGGAGAGCATTCATTGTGTGTCCTAAGGGAGTAAGGTATCAATGGTTGAAAGAGATCGAGACACAAGATCCAGAGATACCCGCACGCATACTAGAGATACATGAAGAAGTGCCTTCGGAGAGTGGCTGGTACATTCAGCACTACGAAGCTATGATGGCACACCCTCCAGCACATCTCTTATGGGATCTGATTGTATGCGACGAGGCTCATAGGATTCGCAATCGTAAAGCGATCCGAACGAAGGCTATCAAGACGCTGCCGTCGATCAGGCGAGTAGCGCTAACTGGTACACCAATGGACAAAGATCCTTCTGAGATGTGGTCGATATGGCAGTGGCTATACCCACAAGAGTTTACCAGTTACTGGCGGTTCCGTAACACATACTGTCTTATAGGGACCAATTGGGCAGGCTATCCAATAGTATTGGGGCCTAAGAATACAGATAAGTTAGCGAAGACGCTTAAGGGACGGTTTCTCAAACATACTAAGGAGATGGTCGTAAGAGACTTACCTCCAAAGATGTTCATTGACGTTCCACTACAGATGGAGGGGGAACAGGCTCGTCTGTACGAGGCGGTTCGCAAAAGTAAAGACATCGAAGTCAAGACTGAGAAGGGCGATCTCATCGTACCTAGTGCACTCTCGAAGATCACACGACTACAACAGATAGCGTCACTGAGTGCAGCTTTAGGATCTGAATTTGCTGGGCCCTCCGTCAAGGTAGATTGGACTGCGGAGTTTATCGACGATCATCCAGAACTTACTGTCGTCGTGTTCACTAGGTTTGTGAAGACAGCGCAGACTATACTTACCAAGCTAGTAGATGGAGGTGTGCAAGCCGTTGGGTTCTTTGGTCAAGGAGGATCCTTTCCAGAGGAGTTTCTAAATGGCGAGGCACGAGTGCTCGTCGCAACGATCTCCAAGGGAGGTGAGGGTCTAGACTTGAAGCACGCGGACGTTGCTATCTTCGTAGATCAGGAGTGGTCTACGATCAAGATGCAACAAGCATATGACCGTATACATAGATTGGGAGTCACTACTCCTAAAATGATCTACGTACTGATGTGTTCGACAGTCGACTTCCTCATACAAGAAGCCATTGAGAAGAAGTGGGATGATGCGCAGTTCGTGTATGCAGCGCTTCAGAGACACTTGTTGAATGGCGACGAAGAATAAGACAATGGAGGCCATAACTTCGTGGCCTCCCCTTTTTTGTGTCAAGCCGTAGAGGTTTTGACCTATTGAATTGCGCGGAAAGGAGTACTATGGCAACAATACGTATTTGTCCAAGATGTAATAGTCCTTACGAGAGTTATCGTCACCTCAACGAGTGTAACGGACTACCTGCAGGTCCTTTGATAGACCTTGCTGTACCTGCTCGTGCTTTAGCAGCCTCTGGTATTGAGACTGCAGAGATACTGCTTGACGTATCGAAATGGCAAGGGAATATCGATTACGACGCTGCTGTCAGAGCTGGAGTGAAGGCTGTAATCTGTAAGATGTCTGAAGGAGGCACACACACAGACGAACGCTGGGAACGTAACTACAAGGGCTTCACTGAGCGTGGTGTCTGGGTTGGTGGTTATCACTTTGTTCGGTTCCATGAATCGGCGAAAGCCAATGCTAACAACATGCTTAGAGCTCTCAATGGTAAAACGCTTGGGATGCCTGTATCATTTGACGTCGAACTGTTCAACAATCAAAACAAGGCACATTGTACCGGAGTACTGTATGACATGACAATGAGTCTACTTGAAGTTGGTTCAAAGTACTTCGACTACAAGCCGGAGACAAAACTCTGGTATCAATATTTCTGGGAGCAGTTCTACAAGCCCGTTCCAGAGTTTTGGGATCACAAAGGCTATCCGTATCCATTCGTTTACACACATGGCACCGTTGATGTCAAGAGATATTGATAAGTGGTGTTACGTACCTGGTTGGTTTGCTCATTGGGGTGCAGGAGGAAGTCCAAGCTTTCCTGTCTCCTGGAGGCAGACTAGAGTACCTAACAAGTATGTGTGGCATCAGTTTGGCCATTATAAAGGTTCTCAGCTTGGGATGCAGTCCTCAGAAGTCGACGCCAACAAACGGAACCCTGAAGTAAAGATGCCTTGGGAGATGGCTGATGAACCACCTCCTCCACCCCCACCTCCTCCGACACAAGCAAACATTTCGATGGGCATATCAGTCGATCCTAGTTCAATGGATGGTGCAGTCAACTTCTCTATGGAAGATAATGTTTGGACTGGTAGCTTCCATCTCGATAAGAAGGAGGACTAATGAATCGCGGCGTGCAGATCTTTTCGGGCAGAGGTCCTAAGACCTTTGCTGATGGTGTAGTATCTAAGGACTTCTTAAACAAGCTTGCTCAAGAAGGGGCGAAAGCGTTTAAGAATGCCACTCTTGATGGTAACATGATAAAGCTTCAATGCAATCAGGTTAGAATTCGTTGGAGAACCAGTCAAGAGTTTGAACTCCAGTTTGGGTATCAAGATCGCAAGAAGGGTATAGACGAAATCTACATCACGTATGGCCCTTATCCAACGGGAGATTCTCGTACGTACACTTTTCCAGACTCGGAACACTTTGGTGTGGAAGTAGGCTTCCGTATCGACATAAACCTACGGTCAGAGTAAAAGGAGATGAGGTGCCAATTAATATAAGCAACATAACACAACCAAAGTTACCACGTGACCCAACATTGTTGTTGCATCCTAACATACCTGAAGGTGCAGCTGGATTGAATCCGCGTACAATGTTGGGTCAAGAGTGGTGGGATGTAGAACGGAAGGCTGCTGAGGTAAAGAACAACTACTGCTGTTACGCTTGCGGAATACATAAGTCGGATACTAAAGAACACTGGCTCGAAGGACATGAGTCGTACACCATCGACTACGGTAAATGTACAATCACGTATAACATGACTGTGTCGCTATGTAACAAATGTCATTCGTTCATTCATAGTGGATACTTGTTATTCCGTTGTGTAAAACGCGAGATATCCAGAACAGCTTATCTAGACATTCTTGATCATGGCGTATCATTGCTAGCGACTGTTGGTAGGTATCCCAACTGGATGCAGGTAGCACATATGCATCAAGCGTTGGCTATCAATGCAATGGGATTAAGTCTCCGCTTAGTATCGAGACTGCGGAGACTAGTAGACGATATTCCTCTCGAAGCCGCCAAGCCACCTTCTGGACTGCTAGAAGCAATTCCGGAAACTAATGAGTGGACATTGTACGTTAACAACCGACGATATCCGGCAAGTATGATCTCCTCGGAGTAGGATGATTCTTACTTGATTTTCACTTTATTTTAAGGTTGTTTTAACGTGCATCAGTTATAATAAAATTCTCACGCTTGAAAGGACGCGGACATGAAGTACGAAATACACATCTCCGATGTGAAGCAGTTTAAGGCGTGTCGAAGACGCTGGAGTTGGGCATCCCCTCTTCAGCGCAATCTAGAACCTGCTGTACCTTATATGCCTTTCTTCACAGGTAGAGCTATTCACCATAGCCTCGAAATGTATTATAGTGACGGAGAACCGTTGCTATCTTCTTTCGGGGCGTTTTTAGCTCATGAACGTAGGTTGATGGGAGATCTTTGGCCGCAAGAAGAAATGAGAGTGCAGGAGCAGATTGATCTGATCGTAGCCATGTTGCAACACTACGAGATGTGGATATCTAACATGAATGTCGATCAAACTAGATGGCATGACGACAATCTAGATTTCCTTGCACTGGAGACACATTTTGAAGTACCAATTAGAACGCCTACAGGAAGGGCTTCACCAAAGTTCTACTTAGCAGGGCGGATGGATGGAGTAGTACGACTAAGAAGTGATAACTCAATATGGATCTGGGAGGTCAAGACTTCACGATCCATTAAGGAGCTGACGAGATCATTAGCAAACGATCCGCAGACAGGCGCATATATCTATGCGGCTAAAGAGTTGTTTGATGTCGAACCTCAAGGAGTACTGTACAACATAATGCGTAAGAAGGCACCTACGCAACCTGAAACGTTGCAGAGTGGTCTTTTGACTCGCCGTTCTAACATTGATACTACAGCACAAGCATACCTAAAAGCTGTACGAGAACATCATCCTGATTGGAAGGATGACACGATTAGAGAGTTCTACGGTGACATCCTTGAGACTTTAGTAGAGAAAGGCAATCAGTTCTTTGCACGCATTCCAATACGTAGATCTCAAACAGAGATCGACAACCTAGCAGAAGATCTGTGGGCTGTAGCTCTTGAGATGACAAATCCAAGTACAGTTCTATATCCTAATGAATCGTGGCTGAACTGTAACTTCTGTGCATTCAGAGCTCCATGCCTAACGTTAAACGCAGGTGGCGACTATGAGTTCTTACTTGCGAACGAGTATCAGCGTCGCGAAAAGGCAGTCTCTTGGAGAATGCTTGAAGGTGACGAGGAGGATGACTGATGTTCACTTGGAATATGTACTACCGATACACTAAAGGTTCTTGTATCGGAACCATCAAAGCAGATACAAAAGACGAGGCTGAGGCCAAAGCTTTTGAGCTGTACAATCGTCCGGTAGATGTCGATCTCGACAGAAAGGAGTACTATGAAAGAATGGAACGTGTTTAGTCCTTCGGGCTATTGTCTCGGTACTGTGAAGGCTAGGACAAAGCGGAAGGCACAGCGTCGCGCCGAGAAGCGTTTCGGTATGCTCGTTGTAGTTGATTTGTGTCGTGACTGTCCGTCAGTGCCACATCAACCAACGAAGCGCGAGCTGGATGTATTAGGAGAGAGGGCTTATGGCAAGACGCATTAATCTAGCGGAGTCAGAAGTGTATCTCAAGCTCCTACTATACGGTGTAGCAGGTTCTACTAAAACACGTACAGCCGGTACAGCTGCGTTAGATGAACGCACAGCTCCTGTACTGTGGCTCGACAAAGGAGGTAATCCTGAGTCTCTACGTGATTATGAGAAGGTGCCTGACATCATCCGTATCGACAAGCTTGAAGACTACAACCCCATCTATGAATGGCTGTCTCAAGGGCAACCGAAGGATGCTGAGATTGTAAAGGTCATGGACTTGAACCCACCTTATAAGACTGTCGTTGTTGATGGTCTTACGGGAACTCAACGTCTATCTTTCGGTGTAGTATCCAACTACACACGACCACGACCTGGATCGTTTCCTCCTTCCATTGAGATTCAGCACTTCAATAAGGTGTTGGCACAAATGACTCAGTTCGGAGAGTCCTTCTTCTTCAATCTAGATATGCATGTCATTATGACTGCTCTAGAATCGGAAAAGGCAGATCAACGTACAGGAACATATAAGTACGGGCCTCTCTTGTGGGGGCAATCGGCTGGAGAGCTACCAGGCCAGGCTTTAGCTGTGGCTCGTATGTTGATGTACGAACGCCTTGATAACCGTACTAAGATGGCTTTACGAGAGGTTCCTGAAGAGGTTGATAGCGTAGCTATCTTCCAGGCGTCAGAGAACTTCGTTGCTAAAGACCAGTATGGCGGATTACCTAGAATTATGTATAACCCAACCATTACTAAAGTTATCGACGCAATTAGTCGTTAACGGGCGGGACCAATAACAACCTATAACTAGAAAGGAACTAAACAATGCCAGCTATTGACTTTTCAGAAATCAA